CTGTTTGTTATTCAGGCATTTCATCCTTGCTCTCAGCCAAATATCAGACGAAACAATACCATCATGCGGGGCCAATACCACGTGCTGCCCTTCAAGGTGGACGGATTTACGTCCAGCGTCCTTATCAGAGTACAGATAGCAACCATTCACACCCATATAATCTTCAGGGCTGTTGTGTAGCACTGTCCCTTGATCTTTATAAAATCGGTATACGTCCAAATCTGCTTTGACATAAACAGGATTCTTAACCATATCAGCAATGCGGCATCTATCCCATGCTCCATCTTTGGTACGGCTGTTGGTAATCCCATTCTCTATCAGATAACGGACAATATCACCATAGGAAGTTTGAGGCTGTGCGTACATGGAGAAAATCAGCTTTACCACTTCTGCTTCTTCAGGGATAATCGCATAATGAGCGGTCTTTTTCCCATCAATCGTAAATGGCTCCAGTTTATAGCCGTATGGAATACGACCACCCATATAAAATCCTTTGCGGCTCCGGGATATATAGGCATCCATTACTCGCTGCTGAATAGTTTCTCTCTCCAGTTCCGCAAATACGACAATGATTTTTAACATTGCCCGTCCCATAGGGCTTGACGTGTCAAATTTTTCGGTACACGATACAAATTCAACCCCGTATTGCTGAAATTCGGTAAACAGGTTCATGAAGTCCATGACCGATCTGCTAATACGATCCAGCTTATAAACAATAACCCGGTTTACCTCTCCCCTACGTATAGCCTCCATCATGATTTGAAATTGTGGGCGGTCTATGTTCTTTCCGCTATAACCTTTGTCCGTAAAGGTCTTATATGCCCCTCCCCTTGTTTCATATTGGCAATACTCAATCTGGCTTTCAATGCTGATACTGTCCACCCGATCTACCGATTGCCTACAATAAATTGCATCATATTTCTGCATCGGCTCTTTCCTTTCTACAAAAAGAGCCGCCAACGGTTATATTATACCGTAGCGGCTCGGATTCTTCAACTCACAAATTTTGAAAATACATTATATAATCCGTTCTGAATATGCTGCTTTGCCTTTTGCCGTTCCTCATCGTTAACGAAAACTGGCTTTAAGTTGCGAACGGTTACTTCCTTACCTCCAACCATCTTCTTGTGTTCGGTTGCTGTGTAACTAACGATATTGCTACTCATCAAACATTTACCACCCCTTTTCTGTGAAATATATTCCCTTTACAGGTTGTCCTATTACTACATAAATCAAAAAATCCCGGCCTGTCAGATTGCTCCAACAGCCGGGAATGTTTTTACATTGGTTTCAGAGGATTATTAATTCTATACTTACCTCTCTTGATGAAAGAATCGTTTAACTCTGTAATCGTATATTGTGAAATGTCCTTTGTCAGTTTCTTCACATCTTTATCATCCAACTTCTGCATCACTTGAACTGGAATTGTAAGATTGTTTTCAATAGAAATGTCCCTTTGCTCAACAATACTTTGTGCCTGTTGTGCGTCCTGCTTAATCTGTTCTTGCATCTTACTGCCTATTAAATCCTTTGACTGTACAGCACCAAATAAAGCACCATATTTACCAAGCATAGTATCCGCAAAGTCAAGAATCTCATATATGGGTTCCTGCTGTTCTTCAGTAAGTACAGCTTCGCCCCTTTTCAACTTTGCAAATACTTCATCCTGCTTTAACGTAGGCTCATCCCCAACAATGCCGCCAGTATGATATACACTATAAGGATAAGTCTCATACAGCTTCGGCCCACCAACTCGATCCAGATACCAAACACCATCATCACCACGTACAGCGGTACGACCAATCAGCGAAGTCAACTGCTTACCTAAATCAAGGTTTGCTTTATTCAGTCTGGCTTTGCCAGCAGCATCCGCACTATGATGTGCCGCCGAGTTTTCTTTCATCTGGTGAACAATATTTTTCACTTGCCCCAAAGTCTGGCTTCCACTGGTGTCATAGTTTCCAGTAGCACCAATCGCAGAGCCGCCTTGAGGTTTCCCGCCAGAAGAACCGCCGACTACATTAGAACCAGAACTTGACTCATATGATGCAATCTGCCGTTGTGTCTCCAGAATAGCATTTAAATAACTGCCATACTGTTGAACCGCTGCGCTTGCTGCATCCCATGCTTTGGTGATTTCATCGTTAGTAACAGAGCCATATTCATAGTTCCAGTTAATCAAATCCTGATATAACGTGTCCCAATGATTATTAATCCGATCAATGGCAAGCTGATACAGCTTTTCTTCAGAAGAAATTGTATTCTCCAGAATGTCAATCTCTTTCTGCTTTTCCTTTTCATAAGAATCAGCCATATCATCAAGCATATCGCTGGTAGCGTCATAGGCATGATCTGATTGATAATCCGCAAGGTCATTAATCTTTTCAGAAAGTTCCTCTTGCAGTTTGGCCTTTTTCGCCGCTGCTTCACGACTATCATCCAAGTCAAGCGCATGAATTTGTTTCCGTAAATCCGCAATTTCTTTCTGCTTGTCTGAAACAGTCTTTGTATAATTATCTTTTTCCTTTTCCAGTTCAAGCGACTTCTTTTGTAAATCTACGATTTCCTTATATGCGTCAACCTGATCCTCCAGAGCCTTAACCTGATTCTTGACTTCCTGCTTAATCATTTCTTCAACGTATTTAAGCAAGTCCTCAAGTGCGCTGGCCTGATCCTCGACAGCCTTCTTTGCCGCCCCATCAACCTTACCAATACTGGTAATAGCAACGTCCGACAGAGAACGCAAAGCGTTAATGCGGTTCAAAGCGTTATTGTACTGCTGCTGATCCAGCCCCAACAACTGCAACTGCGCATACACCAAATCCCAAGTAGAACTTGAGGCCGCATTTGTCGCCGTAGTCAGGTTCATAAGGGCGGCAACATCATTATCAGCTAACGCCTGTCTAAGCTGCTGAACATAGTTTAAGGCAGTTTCAATCGCCATCTGCTGAGTACGGGCCGCAATTACCTTTTGAATATTTTCCTCATTGATAACCAAAAGCCCATTTTCATCTTGCAAATAAGCAAGATTCTCTACGCCAAGTTTTGCAATTTCTTGGAATGTAGAGACTGTAATGTAACCACTTTCAGAAAATTCCTTTGCCGCATCTTTAAGCGTGTCATATAGGTCAGTGATTTGATCCAGCGCATCATGAGCATTGTCTACTACCTGTTGCCATGCTTCAGCGGACACGGTTTTGATTTCATCATAGTAATCCCACCACAAGTCAGACAGCTTGCTAACTTCATCGCTGGTGTCAGAATAGCCAAGAGAACGGTAATATTCTGCCTCCTGATGAACTGCCTCTTGCATTGCTTTGTAATGGTCAATAATTTCGCCTGTATACTTCGTAATACCGCCACGGTCATTATCTTTAACGGCTTGTTCAAGCCAGTTTTTGTTTAGGGTAATAGCGTTCTCATGTTCTTTGCGGTTATTATCAAGAATTGACTTGATTTTATCGAATACTTCTTCCTCGTACTTATAATAGTCATCAAGTTCAATTTCGCCCTTTTCATATGCCGCTTTGTACGCAGAATCCAGCCATTGCAAATAGTCCGCAACCTGTTCCTGATCCATAGCAAGCAAATGTTGATGATACTTATATAAACGTTCAAACTCTGTTTCAGCTTTTTTCGTGCTACTGGAGCCGCTGGAGGATTTGGAATTAGGCAGAACCGAAGTATAGCCCTTAGTAGAGCCTTTACCTGTATTCAGTCGCCCTCCAGCATAAGCGGGGACTACTCCCCTAACAACTGTCGATCCACGCTTAATCTTTTTGGTCTGCTCCGCTGTATAGACAATATCGCCCTCATTCAAATGGGTGATTTCAGGGCCATTAGTACCAACCAGATATGCCCTATTGCCTGATTGTACTAATTCTTCGCCTTCCTCACCGACAAGGGCATCACCCTCCGGGGCATCCTTTGTTCCCTTTGCATAGCCAAAGATACCGCCCAAAATGCTGTTTTTACGTTGCACATCAACAGTAACGGTAACAGTTTTGCCTTTGAGCGTATTAATGGATTTTTGCAAATCATCAACAGCTTTTTGTGCCAAATCTGCGGAGTTTGTAATACCGTCCAATTCGCTTGTAACACTGGCAAATGACAACTCATCTGTCTTTTTCAAGGCATCTTGTAAGCTGACAACTTCGCCCTGCGCATTAGTTAGCGTGATATTATCTGCTTCACTCAGCTTTGTAATAAGCCCCTGTGTGTCCTCTTTGGTAAAATTAAGCTGCGACATTAACTCAGCAAGGCCATCAGCATTGATTGTAACCTCTACACCGTCCTGCGCTGCAAGTCCAAGATCACTAAGGCTTTGTGTCAGAGTTTCAACATTGGCATTGGCATCCAGCAGAGTAACACCGTCAACCTCTCGCAGAACATTTAACAAATCATAAATATCCTTGTTGGTGTAGCCAAGGGAAATAAGCTGATCTGTCAGCGTCCCGACATTAACCGCTGTACCGTCTATAGAATCAGACGCAAGGCCGATTTCCTCCACGGCTTTCATTACAGCGTCAATGTCATAGAAATTAAAATCTCCATACATGGAAAGGGCTTGCATACAGGCCAACGCTGCTTCACTGGTAATGCCCAGCCTGTCAGCCAACAAATCCAAATTGCCAGAATCAAACTGAAAATCATACGATCCATCCGATAATTTCTGAATCTCGGCAATAACCGATCCGTCCTCTGCTTTTATCTCTCCAGCTTCGGAAATAGCATAGAGCCTATCAAGGAATCCCGCTCCCGCTGAATCTGCATCTTTGAAAATACCAACATTCTTCTGCATTGCGGAATAGATTTTATCCAGTCCATCAGCCCAACCCCATTCCTGAAGCTGATCCGCTCCGAACAAAAATTCTGCCGCTGCCCAAAATGCGTTACTGTTAGTAGTCCCAGCTACAAACTGTTCATTCAGTTCTTTGAACGCTGCCGCATATGATTTGAAGTCTGTATCTTTCTCCGGGGCTTTCATCGCCGCATCATACCGGGATTTTGCGTCTGTTACCTCGTCAAACCGCCCACGCAAACCTTCAAGGGCCTCATTCAACGCCAAAGCATCATCGGTAATTAGTGCAAAGCCATCACCGCCCATTGCTTCAGTCTGGAGAACGTGCGCTAAGAATCGTGCGCTCATACCATCCTGTTCCAGTAACGCCGCTAATTCGCCGCTGCTGCTGGCTAAGTCATTGATATTATCTGCTGTGATACCATCAAGACTATTTGCTAATTCCAGTATAGATTTTTTCGTATCTGCAAAGTTTTCTGCATTCCAGAGATTTGACAGAATATCCTTGATCTTTTCGCCATGCACCTGAACGCTTGTTTCTGCATTTTGCAAAGCGTCCTCTACACTTTGATAAAACTGGCTATACAATCTATCGCTTTGTAAGATACTGTCAACCAGCCCTTCAGCGGTAAAGGAGCCGTTTTCATCAAAATCAAAATCAGCGTTCAACTTTTCAATAATGCCTTGTTTAAACTGTTCAAACTCACCTTTAGTTTTGGGATCGTCAATCCCTCTGGCGGCTGCAACATAATACTGTGCAATCAGCTTATTGGCATTGTCGATTGCCTCCACCGCTGGATCAAGTGCATCTGCATAATTGTCATAAGCCTTTGACAGCGCATTAAACACATCATTATCCGATCCAAACTCTTTTCGGACGGCATTCATAGCCTTTTCAAGAAAATCTCGATTCTCTTTCAATTCCTCAAAAGAAGGATCACTAAAAGCGTCCCACATATCAGAATGAGGAAGGCTTACAATATCTTTACTGCGTGTCAGCCCTTGATCATACAGCCATTCAATAATTTCTTTCTCTATATCCTTATTGCTGGTAATAGCACTTGTCCCTAAGTAGGTTTCAAGATCACTTACTGAATCTTTCTTTGCCGTTTTTGCGCCTTTTATAGCTTGTGAAATGTCAGTATCTAACTGATCCAACGTGATTGACTTAATTGCTGTTTGCAAATCGCCATATTTGGCAATCAACTCATCAACTGATTGCCCTTCCAGCCCAAGAGCCTTGATAATATCATCCTGCGCCGCAAGCATATCCTCTTTGGCTGCTGTGCCAGCGTCCACGGCATCAGCCAACGCAAAATAGGAGTCTGCCAATTCAATCAGGTTATTAGCGTGTTCTGCCGCCTCACTACCTGTATCAATGATTTCCTGTCGGGCTTCAGCCAGTTTGCTCTTGACCGTGGAAATGACCGTTACAGCCGTTGTAAGGGCCATGACAAGGAATCCTATAGGATTAGCCGCAATCGCCGCTCCAAGGGCCTTAAAAGCCCCGGAAAGGCTAAATGTGGCGGTTGTAGCTGCGCCCTCTGCCGTAGCCAGTCCCATTGTCGCAAGAGTCTGTTGTGCTTCCTCTTTGGTAAGGCCGCTGGCGGTCAGGATCATCATGCGCTGTTCCGTAGTCAGAGCCTTATTACTGACTACCAATTTAAGCTGCTGTGCGCTCAATCCCTTTGTC